TGAACCAAAAGAATATATTGATCGTTTAAAACCTTGGGATGTTCTTAACAAATCATCAGATAATAAATGTCGTATTAGCAGTGATAAGATTCTGACTCTTGTAGATCCAGACAAATTTATTTTAGATGCATACAATGAAATTATTAATTGAATGAAGTTTTACACTAATGTGCAAATGATCGGGGATAACTTCCTCGTTCGTGGTTATGATAATGGTGAGTACATTCAGTTCAGAGAAAAATATAATCCAACTCTGTTCGTTCCCTCAAACAAAAAAACTTTTTATAAAACTTTAGAAGGTGAATATGTTGCACCTATCAAACCAGGTTCGGTAAGAGACTGTAGAGATTTTTATAAAAAGTATGAAGAAATTGATGATTTTAAAATTTATGGCAATGAGAGGTATATCTACCAGTATATCTCAGATAAGTACCCCGAAGAAGAGATCAAGTTCGACATTGAAAAGGTACGATTATTAACTGTTGATATTGAGACTCGTTCTGAGAATGGATTTCCTGATGTAGAAACTGCTGATCAGGAGATATTATTGATCTCTGTGCAAGATTATAATACTAAAGAGATTACAACATGGGGTGTTGGTTCGTTTAAGAACAGGCAAGAGAATGTTCGTTACATACAGTTCAATAATGAGCATGATCTTTTAAGTAGTTTCATTCAATGGTGGATGGATAATACTCCTGATGTTGTAACAGGATGGAATATCCAACTGTTCGATATGCCATACATTACTAAAAGGATTGATCGTCTTCTAGGTGAGAAACTTGCCAGAAGATTATCTCCTTGGGGATTGGTTAGTGAGAAGGAAGTTTATATTAAAGGTCGTAGGCAAGTCTATTATGATATTGGTGGTATCACGCAGTTAGATTATCTTGATCTTTATAAGAAGTTTACTTATAAGGCACAAGAATCTTATCGACTAGATTATATTGCAGAGGTAGAATTAGGTCAGAAAAAACTTGACCACTCTGAGCATGATACCTTCAAAGATTTCTATACTAATGGTTGGCAGAAGTTTGTAGAATATAACATCAAGGATGTGGAACTTGTTGACCGTCTGGAAGACAAGATGAAACTTATTGAACTGGCACTTACTATGGCATATGATGCTAAAGTAAATTACAATGATGTCTTCTATCAGGTAAGGATGTGGGATACAATCATCTATAATTATTTGAAGAAAAAAGGAATAGTAATTCCACAAAAAGAACAATCAGATAAATCCGACAAATACGCAGGTGCTTATGTCAAAGAACCAATTGCAGGACGCTATGATTGGGTGGTCTCTTTTGACCTTAATAGTCTCTATCCTCATCTTATTATGCAATATAATATCTCCCCAGAAACCATCAGGGAGACTCGTCATCCAGAAGCCAATGTTGATAGAATACTTAATGAAGAGATAGACTTCCAACTTTATAAAGATAGTGCTGTGTGTGCTAATGGAGCACAGTATAGAAAAGATAAGAGAGGTTTCTTGCCTGAGTTGATGGAAAAGATGTATAATGAGCGTGTAATTTTTAAGAAGAGGATGATCGATGCCAAGAAAAAATACGAGAAAACACCAACTAAAGAACTTGAAAAAGAAATTGCAAGATGCAACAACATCCAAATGGCGAAAAAGATATCTCTTAATTCTGCTTATGGTGCTATCGGCAATCAGTACTTCCGCTATTATAAATTAGCAAATGCAGAAGCAATCACATTGTCAGGACAAGTCTCTATCAGATGGATAGAGAACAAAATGAATAACTACTTAAACAAAATTCTTAAAACAGAGGATACTGATTATGTCATTGCTAGTGATACTGATTCTATCTACCTCAACCTTGGTCCTCTTGTCGATGTTATCTACAAAGATAGAGAGAAGAATGCTGAGGGGATTGTCTCGTTTCTTGATAAGATTTGTGAGGAGAAATTTGAACCGTTCATCGACGAATCATACAAAGAATTAGCAGAATATCTCAATGCTTATGACCAGAAGATGTTCATGAAGAGAGAGAACATTGCTGATCGTGGCATATGGACAGCAAAGAAAAGATACATCTTAAATGTATGGGATAGTGAAGGAGTTAGATACGAACAACCTAAACTAAAAGTTATGGGTATTGAATCTGTTAAATCCTCTACTCCTTCTTCTTGTAGAAATATGTTAAAGGATGCATTCAAGATAATGATGAGTGGAACAGAGGATGATGTTATTGACTACATAGATGGATGTCGTCAGAAGTTTAAGACTTTACCTCCTGAGGAGATATCATTTCCTCGGTCAGTTAGTGATGTTCAAAAATATAAATCTCATTCTGACATTTATATAAAAGGAACTCCTATTCATGTTAGAGGAGCACTATTGTTTAACCATTATATAAAAGAAAAGAAACTTACTAATAAGTATTCTCTTATTCAAAATGGCGAAAAGATTAAATTTTGTTATCTTAAAAAACCAAATACAATTCATGAAAATGTGCTATCCTTTATACAGGACTATCCTGTTGAATTAGGTCTTGACAAATACATTGATTATGACTTACAATTTAACAAGGCATTCCTCGAACCATTAAAAATTATTCTTGATGCTATCGGATGGAGCGTTGAGAAAACTGCTAACCTAGAATCATTTTTTGTATAATGAGAGATCAAAATTCTATAGATCATGAGGAGACAAAGGAAGAGAAATGGAATCGTGGATTAGATTTGTTCATCGAGTCAGTTCAAAAACCAGATCATCAACTGAGAGGATGTGCTCACAACCAAAAATGTTATGACGAACTTATGCAAGTGCGTGATAATGTGCTAGAATACTTAAATACATTGAGATTGTAATGGATTTTTTAAAGGACATAGTAAAAGAGATAGGAGATGACTACACGCAACTCGCCTCAGATATTCAAGAAAGCGAAAGATATGTGGACACAGGTTCGTACATCTTTAATGCCCTTGTATCAGGGTCTATATTTGGCGGTGTATCTAGTAACAAGATTACTGCAATTGCTGGTGAAAGCAGTACTGGAAAAACTTTCTTCTCCCTCGCAGTTGTCAAGAACTTTCTGGATAATAATCCTGATGCTTATGTTCTTTACTTCGATACTGAAAGTGCTATATCCAAGTCTTTATTAGAAGCACACGGAGTAGATACTAGTCGCTTAGTTGTTATCAATGTAGTAACGATTGAAGAGTTCAGATCAAAAGCATTAAAAGCAGTAGATAAATACATCAAAATGCCTGAGTCTTCTCGCAAACCATGTATGTTTGTGCTAGACTCTTTAGGTATGCTTTCCACAGAGAAAGAGATCAACGATGCATTGAACGATAAACAAGTTCGTGATATGACCAAATCACAATTGGTTAAGGGTGCGTTTAGAATGTTGACTTTGAAACTAGGACAAGCAAACATTCCCCTTATAGTCACAAACCACACTTACGATGTTATCGGATCTTATGTCCCAACTAAAGAAATGGGAGGAGGCAGTGGCCTCAAGTATGCCTCGTCTACAATCATATATCTCAGCAAAAAAAAGGAAAAGGATTCGCAAGAAGTTGTTGGAAACATTATCAAAGCTAAGACAGCTAAAAGCAGATTATCGAAAGAAAACAAATCAGTAAGTATTCGTCTTTATTATGATGAGAGGGGTCTTGACAAATACTATGGACTACTAGAGTTAGGAGAACTTGGTGGTATGTGGAAGAATGTTGCAGGTAGATATGAAATTAATGGTAAAAAAATATATGCTAAACAAATTCTTGCAAACCCAGAAGAATATTTTACAGACGATGTAATGGAAAAACTTGACGGTATCGCCAAGGAAGAATTTAGTTATGGTTCTTAATGAAAGATCGTATAGAGTTAACAATCTTAAGGACATTCATCCATGATGAAGAATACTTAAGAAAAGTTCTTCCTTTTATTGATCGAGAATATTTTGAAGAGCGTATTGAAAAGATTATATTTGAGGAGATATCAGATTTTGCTCAAGTATATGATAAATGTTTATCAACTGAGATCCTTTCTATTGAAATACAAAAGAGAGATGATATTTCTGAGGAAGAATATAAGAATGCTTCACAACTATTAGAGACTCTTAGTGAACCTTCTAGTCATGATCAGTGGTTGTTAGATACCACAGAGGTTTGGTGTCGTGATCGTGCTATATATTTGGCACTCATGGAATCGATTTCTATTGCCGATGGAAAAGATGACAAAAAAGGAAGGGATGCTATTCCTAGCATTCTCTCTGACGCTCTGGCTGTTTCTTTCGATAATCATATAGGTCATGATTACCTAGAAGACTATGAAGCAAGATACGAATCGTATCATAAAAAGGATGAAAAGATTCCTTTTGACTTAGAATTCTTTAATCGTATCACAAAGGGTGGTCTCCCTAACAAAACTCTTAATGTTGCCCTTGCAGGTACTGGTGTGGGTAAGTCTTTGTTTATGTGTCATTTTGCTAGTAGTTGTTTATTACAAGGTAAGAATGTTCTTTACATAACCTTAGAGATGGCAGAAGAAAAGATTGCCGAAAGAATAGATGCTAACCTATTAGATGTTAATATAAAAGATATTACTGATCTTCCTCGTGTATTATTTGAGAATAAAGTAACTAAGTTAGCAGGAAGAACGCAAGGACAACTTATTATTAAAGAATATCCTACTGCATCTGCACATTCTGGTCATTTTAAAGCGTTACTTAATGAACTAGCGTTGAAGAAATCATTTAGACCTGATATAATATTTGTAGATTACCTAAACATATGTGCTTCATCCAGATACAGAGGAACAATAGGTGTTAATTCGTATTCATATATTAAAGCAATTGCTGAAGAACTTAGAGGTTTGGCAGTCGAAACAAATGTACCGATTGTCAGTGCTACTCAAACTACTCGTGCTGGTTTTGGCTCTAGCGATGTTGACATTACCGACACATCTGAGTCTTTCGGACTCCCTGCTACTGCTGATCTTATGTTCGCTCTCATTTCTACTGAGGAGTTGGAAATAGTTAATCAGATAATGGTTAAGCAATTGAAGAATAGATACAATGATCCTACTCTTAACAAGAGATTCCTTGTAGGAATTGATCGTGCTAAGATGAGATTGTTTGATTGTGAGCAAGATAATAATGGTGAATTAGTAGATGCTAATCAAGAAGTTTTAGAAAAACTTAAAGAGGATAGCACCTCTGATAAATTTGCTAAACTAAAATTCCAATGATTAAATCTGCAGATAAAATTTGGGAAGAGGTTGGTGAGATAAACAATCTTGAGTTTGAATATCATTACCTAGGAGAAAATCAAGATATACCTGTGTTAATTGCTAAGGATGTCTTTAAATATCCTGATAAAGTAGTTGAGTTTGCTAACACACTTCCTTTTTGGGAAACTAGAAACATGATTGGAGATGAGATAATCCGACCAGGATTGACTTATGAGGTATCTCCATTACTTTCTTATCAATTTACTCATAGATTATCCAGACGAGTTGGTAAAATATTTGGTGTTCCTAAACCTAAAATTTTTGATGTGTATGCATCTGCAACTGGTGGAAAAATGACACTCTGCCAAAGCGGAGGTCTTTGTTGCTATCCTCATACCGATGCTAACCCTGCTGATTCAGCACAAGATACTCAAAATGTTGCGTTGAATATAAATTTAACAAATCATGGTGCAGTTAAGACTGGATTTTGGTCTTTTATGAACAAGAAAAGTTTGTTAGATTTCAATATGGATGAGTTAAATGCCTTTAATAATTTTCAACATAGGCATACAGACATTGCTTCTTCATCATGGTTTCAAATGAGAGACTATGAAGACTTTAAATACGAAGATGCAGTAACCATGCCTTATAATAGTCTTGCAGCATACTCCGTTTATAATTTACACAACCCATACATAGAACCTGATTGGTTTAATATTTCTGACAGGTTGACTTTGACAGTTTTCTATGGTATACTACCAGAGGATCTGGATTTTCCTGACGGAGATCTTGAATTTGTCAAAGCGTCTTGGGATTTCTTTAGACTAACGACGCTACATAATTATAATCCCGAACATACAAGACCCTTATAGTCATGCCAACACATTCTAGTGCTATTTCTGACAACGATTTTACACAAGGTCAGAAACCAGTAGCAACCCCTCCAAGAAAACCAAGACCAAAAGAATTTTGGGAAGCGGAACCAGAAGATGCTGAGGTACAAGGATGGAAAGATGATCCTAACGACCCTACTGGTCCACAGATAGGAAGCATTGCTAATCCTACAAGTCCTGCACCTAAAGCAACTCCACCAAAACCATTTGAAAAAACAAAAGCAAAGGTAACTATCACTCCTGACGCAGTGACATCAACAAAAACTAATGCTAAGTGGACAGAATATACTAACTTTGTAGACGCTGTTACTAGTGATGAGTCTAAAATTGCATCACAATTTATTGCTCGCACTGCACAATTACAAGCAGAAGGATGTAAAATTGAGCGTTTATTAACTGCTGGTATCGGTATTAGTGCTGAAGGTGGTGAATTTTTAGAGATCGTTAAGAAGATTGCATTCCAAGGTAAACCTTATGATGCAGCAAGTATCAATCATCTAAAGGTAGAACTTGGTGATGTATTATGGTATGTTGCTCAAGCATGTATGGCATTAGATGTATCTCTTGATGAAATCATAGGACAAAACATCGATAAATTGTCTGCTAGATATCCTGATGGACACTTTGATTCATACTTTTCAGAGAACAGACGGATAGACGACCTCTAAATACTTAGAAAGTATTAGGAAAAATGCCCACTTACTTACAAGGTGGCGAACAAACTACCGTCAACTCAACAATAACAGAATTATTTCCTGCAATCGCCTTCAATAGTAAGAAGAAAATTACTACTGCTGAGGAGATGCAGGAATTTATTTCTGAAGCAAAGTTGACCTCTCAGGATGCTAAAAAATCTTTTGTGAATGATAGTAATATCAAATCTGCTGAAAAGTATATAACATTGATGGATAGTATTCGACCAACAATGAAGACTACGAAGTTAGAAAACGCTGTAGGAATAAAAAAATGGTTAGATGAATATAGTCATCAAAGATTAATTGAAAAAGTTGTCTGGGGATACAGAGAAAAACCACAAGGAGTTCCTGATAATCATGCAGGAGATATATTTGTATATTTTAAAGACAAAACAACCCTTCCAAAAATTTTAGGAGTTAGTTTAAAAGCAGGAACTGAGAAATCTAAAGAACCAAAGATGAATTCTTATGTTGGTTCTAGTCTTAGAAAACCATGTTTTACAGATTACTTTCCAAAAGCATTGCCAGAATTAAAAGATGAGTTGTGGGATAAAGTATACTCTAAAGTCCCTAATCTTCCTAAAGAAGTTACTAAAGCAAACTATTTAACCTTAACAACTAACAGACAAACTCCTCATCCTATATTAAAAGAGAAAGTTTTGTTGATGTTTAAGTATGAAAAGAAAAAATTTGAGGATTTATATAAAGAAATGAATCTAGTTTGTAGAAATAAATTCATCTCAATGATCAATGATAATGGTAAAGGTTTAAACTTAACTAAACGATGGATAATGGAGGAGTTTAATCTACCAAAAGATAATGCAGAGGTACCTCTAGTATTAGTTAAAGCAGTTGGTGCAAAAGCAGAAGCTCAACTAGCATCTGTAAAAGATTTTCTCCCTGCAGTTAGTAAAGTTAAAGCATACTTGAAGATAAATTCTGTTCAAGAGTGGTTTATTGATTTGATGGGAGATAATAATCACAAATTAACACTACTAATGACAATAAGAAGTGACTCGGAATATAGAGAACAGAAACAAAAGGGTAAACTTGGTGCATATACTATGCTAAAATTATTATATCGTGGTGCTAAGTGAAATTATATGTCTTATCATGATATTTTTCCGACTAGAATTTACAAATACAATCTAGATGTTACAGACTTGAAAGCATATATGCTTGATAGATATAATTCATACAAGGATCATTCTGTTAACGAAACTCCTAGTGGATGGAATTGTAATGTAAGAACTGAATATGATAGTGCCTTCCCTAAACATTTGAAAGAGTATTATAATACTGTTTTACGACAATTTAAGGAGGATATTGGTTTAAAACATAGACCATTTATCGATGAGATCTGGATGAATGCTTATGAAGAATCTCATTTCCAAGAACCTCACTCTCATTTACCAGGATTTTTTTCTGCAGTGCATTATATTTGTTATGATTCTAAGGTTCATAGTCCTACAGTATTTCTAAATCCTCAGATGGATGTATATTCTTTTATGTTTGATGATAGTTTTATGGATGTTCAAAAGAATCATCATCTAAAAGAGAGTGATCAATTTGATGTTGTAGAAGGAGACTTAATAATTTTTCCATCACATTTAAAACACTTTGTTAATAAAAACAACACTAAAAATCTTCGTATGACTATATCATTCAATATAAATAAAATTGCAGAGGATACTAGAAGGGTGTTTGCTCAATAGCATGAAGAATTTTGCTCAATTTATAACTGAAGCTCAGACTAACGCAGCAAAGCAAGCATCAAAGCTTGGTTTAACTGGGGATGGTCATGGTGCTTGGTTAGATCCTAACGGTAGAATCGTAGGTCGTACTATAGATGGTGAATTAGTTTTTAATAGTGGTCGCAAACCAGCACAAGAAACTGATCCTACTAGACCAGGTATGGCTGCTCGTGGTGTTGTTCCTGATCAAGGTCCACCTGCTGTGCCACAAGCACAACCAGAAGAAGAACCAGCAGAACAAGAACCAATAGAAAAAACTCGTGGTACATTAACCATTGGTTTTGGAAGATTTAATCCACCTACTGCAGGTCATGAAAAACTTCTTAGTAAGATTGCAGACACAGCAGAAGAAGGAGAGTATACAATATATCCATCACACTCAGTAGATCCGCAAAAGAATCCACTCGACACCGAGGAAAAGGTTCTTTTCATGAAAAAATTATTCCCAGATCATACCAATAATATTGTATATGATCCTTCAGTTCGTACTATATTCGATGCGTTATCACAAGCCGACACACAAGGGTACTCCAGCATTAATATCGTTGTTGGTGCTGACAGACAGAAAGAGTTTGAGGGGATCGCAAACAAATATAATGGGCAACTCTATAATTTTGACGCGATTAATGTTATTTCCGCAGGGGAAAGGGATCCCGATTCTGAAGGTATCGAGGGCATGTCTGCTTCCAAACTTCGAGCTCTAGCAGCAGATGGAGATTTTGAAGGATTTAAGAAAGGTTTACCTAAAGCTGCTAAAGGTATCGTAGCAAGAGAATTATTTAATACTGTACAAAAATCTATGGGTACTGCTGCCAAGACTGAGGGTGTAGAAATGTGGCAGATTGCTCCTAAACTTGCAGGAAATACGCTAAGAGAAATATATCTTGATAGAAAATTATTTGACATAGGAAGTCTAGTAGAAAATTTAAACCATGGCTTAATTGGTAGAATAGTTCGTAGAGGTGCAAACTATGTCATAGCAGTGACTAACGAAGGAATGATGTTTAAATCTTGGATAAAAGATTTGAGTGAATATGTAACTAAAAGACCTGTCTCTGGTGTTCCTGCATCTAAGAGAGGAGTGGGTACAGACTCATATCGTGCCTATGTACAACAACTAACCCCATTAGAGAAGGTTAAGTCGTTTATAAATAACTCTAAGAAGACAGCGTAAACTACTTTGAGAAAGCTTCGATGAGTAACATTGATGAAACCGCTAAGACATTAATACTGAATACTATTCAGAATGTCTTTACAGAATCCACAATCGAGGAACCGATTGTAGAGGAAACTCCTGCTGAGAAATTACGCAGAGAGGTTGCTGAAAAGATTGCTCATGATTTGCAAGAAAGAAAAGAAGCAACTAAGATGTATAAGTCTGGTGACGCTACAACTTCTGATGAAAAAGAATCAACAATTAAAGAGAAGAATATAAAGAATACTATTACAATCAATCCAACTATTGAGGAAGAGATTGCACAGTTGTCAGAGAAGCAAATGATTGTTACTAATGCTGACAAGAAAGGTAATACACCAGCATACCAGAATTATAAGAAAGGTATGAAAAGTAAAGTGACAGGTAAAGATTTATATGTAGCAGCAGATCATTTAAAGGATGAATTTGAGCATCATCAAAAAGATAAAGATGGTAATACAATACCACATGAAGATGAAATAGCACAGGAAAACTACCGTGCAATGAGAAATCCTGAAAAGTATAAACCAGATGATGAATCTGATAAACCATATAGTCAGAGATCAAAGGCAAACAGGATGAAAGATCCTAAGAGAGGAATCAACTCTCCAGCATTTAAAGAATTCATGCGAAAACAAGGCATGGAATCGTATGATCCTAAGGCAGCATTAACCGAGAGTACATGGTTAATGTACGAAAAAAAAAAAATTAGCTGAAGCAAAAGTAGATAAGGGTAGATCTGATTACGGTAAGGCATCTATAAGAAATTATAGAAGAATGGGTCCTGGTCATGGTGATCCTGGTATGTTTGATCCCAGTGGTAAGAGAGGAAAGACTATTGAGAAGCGTAGAGAAGAGCATAAGGCAAGAAGAGGTGTGAAAGGAGCAAAGGTTCCAGCATATAAGAGAGAAGAATATATTCCAGAAGAAGGATATGATCATATCAAAGATCGTATTGCAATGGCAGGTGGTGATCCTAGTTCACCAAAGAAAAAGGATGCAACCAAGTATCCACCTCAAAGATCAAAATCAAAAGGTAAAACTGTTTATCAAAAGCAAGCTGAGAAAGAGCATGGTAAAGGTGTAACTGCAATAGATATTGTTAGGAAAAAGTACAAGGGTCAGATTATGGGTGATAAAAAATGAAGAAAGTGAATTGGAGAGAAGAATTTGGTCCTATGTCTCAAGATGAGGCCGATATTTACACTGGTAAAAAAGCAGGTAGATTGAAGATGACTAAGCAAGTGAAAAAAAATATGTCAACTTATGAAGGTGATAAGAAAATTACAAGAAGTGAATCTACAAAATGTGGTAAAGGAGAATACTTCTGCAATGATAGTCAGAAGTGTAAACCAATACCAGAGGGTTATCATGTAATGCCAGATGGTATGTTGATGAAAGGTAAGAAACATAGTGTTAATGAAGTAGCACCACCTACTGCAAAGCATGAGAGAATGGTGAAGCACATTAAAAAATCTTATAAAAAAGATGGTAAGTTGAGTGATGATGAGAAATCAATTGCTTATGCTACTGCATGGAAGAACTATAATAAAGAAGAAGTAATTCATGAGATTGCAATGAAAAAAGATAAGAAGATTCCTCTTGGAAGAAAGAGTAATCCTTATGGAAAACGAGCAATCGCAAAAATGATTATAAAATCACTTGCTGAACCAGCAAGATCAAAGGCAGGTGTAACAAGAGAAGACTACATTGACGAATTAAGTAAGTCTACATTAGCAAGTTACATTGAAAAAGGTGCTAGAGATATTGCAGGTAAAGCAAATGATGCTAGTATCAAAGGTATGTCAGGAAAGAGAAAGGAAGCAGATAAAGGATATGAGAAGACAGCAAAAAGAGTTAGGGGTGTCAGTAAAGCAGGATACAAACTAGCTTTAAAAGAGATGACAAGTTATAAAGACTTCATAAAATCAGCACAAGCAGCGAGGGACAGAGTGAAAAAGAAACAAGAAGACAAGAAAAAGAAAGATGCTCAGTACTCAGATATGAAGAAGCGTGGCATCAAATTCTATGATAAAAAAGGATCAGGTAGATTGGTTGGTGGTAAGAAAAAATATGACTGATATATAGTAATAGCATATTACATTAATCATGACTAAATTTTTACTACCTATTGCTATCAATATCATAGACAAAGCAGTAGATAAGATCCCAGAAGATCTAGAAGGCAAAATCAAGGAGTTTGTTATTGGACTTCTCAAGAAAGCTGCTGCCAAATCAGGCAATAAAGTAGATGATCAACTAGTGGAAGCACTAGAGAAAGCACTACTAGGATCTTGAGTTTATAAATAATTGTAAGCAAATTGTAGTTCGGGTGTAAAAACATGGCTCTGTGGGGCAACAATGATAACATTGCTACTTTCGGTACAGTAGCAGTTGACGGTACAACCGTCACAGGTACTGGTACTACCTTTACATCCGATGTGACTGTCGGACAGGTAATCCGAGTAGGAGCAAGAGGCGGAGTCGGTACTTATTACGGCGATGCAGTAGTCACAGGTATAACTAGTGACAGAATATTGACAATTGATACAACCGCAGGGTTGAGTACAACATCAGTTGCAACAACAAGTTACTATATCAGTGAACTTCCTAAGAGTTCAGTGCTAGATAGTGTATATCAAGAGGATCGTTCAGAATATGATTCACTTGTTTATGGTATATCAACTGAGACATCAGGTTCCTATCATGTAGGACATCAGGGATGGGTTGGTGTACAAACATATATTGATATGCATGGTTCACTAAGAGTAAAATCAGAAACTCTAGTTGCTATGTCTGGTATTTCTACAGGTGCTAACGGTATTGCATATCCTACTGACGAATAAATAAATTATTTCATTTTATTATGAGATTTGATGAACTGAATGATAGTAACTATCTCCTTTTCGCTATAAAAAATTATGAAAATCCTCAGGCAGTAACTGAGGATGATTTTTATGATGATTTAAAACGAATCAAATACATTAAGAGACTACTGAAACGATACAAGAATAGTGGAGAGCTAAGAACTCATCTAATTCTTAATCATTTCATAGTCCTTTTTAATGTCTTTGGAGATGCAGGAGTGCCTTTATTATTTTTTAAGTTGGATAAGGAACTATGGTCTTGTACCAAGAGTTTCCTCTCTTATCTCGGTAGGATACCCGAATATCCTTCCACTGAACTAAATAATATTGTTGATGATAATTATTGTCTAGAACAATTACGAGATATCTAATGGATCGTCGCCTTGCTAGGATCATTAAACTTATAAAAGAAGAGATGGTCGGCAATGCAGTCGGGCAGAGTGGTGGATTTGGATCTAAAGCAGATGCAAAAGGACCAGTTGCTGGTTATGATAAAGGTCTCGGTAAAAAGAAAAAAGACAAAAAACCTTTGAAACGATATTTGTACGGTGGTGCAGGGTCTAGAAAACGATGGATGTAAATTCCGCTATACTGGAAAGATTAGAAAAAGTAGTCTCAACCTTACAGGAAAATTCTGTAAAGATGGGGCAACTTCTTGCTGTACATAATGAGAAACTGGATAAGCAAGATAGAATTGATGCTGTTTTATTTGAGAAAGTGGATAGTGTTCACAGAGAAGTAACTCGGAAAACAGATGAAATCAAGAAAGGATGCGAAAGAGACATCAGAAAGGTCGATGACCGTCTTAGAACGATGGAAAAGAAAATGTGGACTATCGCTGGTTCTATTGCTGTTATATCTTTCTTGGTTAGTCCAGTCGGACAAAGATTAATTAAGCCTATCTTGACTAATGGGCAAGAAGTAAGTATAATATCAGAAGAAACTGTACGCATTGATGGATCTGATAGACTCGAAATATATTAGTCTCCTATCAGCTCGTCTTGACAAGTTTAAAAAAGTAAAGAATGATCTTTACAACTTCCGTTGTCCTATATGTGGGGATTCGCAGAAGCATAAGAACAAAGCAAGAGGGTATTTCTATTCGATAAAGAATAATACCAATTATAAGTGCCATAATTGTGGTGCTTCACTTTCTTTTGCCAATTTTCTTAAACAATTAGATCCAACTCTCTATAAAAAATTTGTTATGGAGAAGTTTAAAGGTGGATTTGCAGGTAGAAAAGGTGCCTCTGCTATTGCTGCACCAAAAGAAGTAACAGAATTTGAATCGCCAACATTTAATACACCGATAAATCTACCTTTTTGCAAGGACAATGTTCATGGCCGTACATACCTTGAAAGTAGAAAAATTGATCCTAATAAATTCTATTATGCGGATAAATTTTGTGAGTTTACGAACTCATTGAAACAGACATTTGGATCAAATGTAAGAGAGGAACCTCGTATAGTCATACCACTTTTTTATAAGAAAAAACTGGTAGGATTTCAGGGCAGAAGTTTAGGTCCTAGTTCTGTAAAATATATTACTATAATGCTTTATGATGATGCACCAAAAATTTATGGATTGGATCAAATCAAAGAACAAACCCCAGTCTATATTACAGAAGGACCCTTCGATAGTTCATTCGTTACAAATAGCATTGCTATGTGCGGTGCAGACGGTGATGTTAGGCAGTGGGGTGTTAGCGATCCTATTTGGGTCTATGATAACGAGCCACGCAATCGTGAGATTTGTACAAGAATCAAGGACACCATTGATAGAGGAGAGAAGGTAGTGATATGGCCTTCTAATCTTGAGGAAAAGGACATAAATGATATGGTTCTTGCTGGACATAATATAATGCCTCTGCTAGAATCAAACACATATCAAAACTTAGAAGCAAAAGTAAAATTTAACACTTGGAAAAAAGTATGAGTAACGGAACTAAGGTCAAGAAGAGGTCTGGAAGCATCGAACCTCTTGATCTTAATAAGATGCATGTCATGGTCGAAGAGGCATGCAAGGATCTTGCAGGTGTCTCTGCTAGTCAAATAGAAATTCAATCAGGATTACAATTTTATGATGGCATCACAACTGCGGAGATACAAGAGATCCTTATCAAATCTTCTAGTGATCTTATATCTCTTGATCATCCTAACTACCAGTTCGTTGCTGCTAGACTCTTACTCTTTAGTTTAAGAAAAAGTCTTTATGGTAGGATTAAAGAGCATCCTCCTCTAGGAGATCACATTACTGAATGTATAAAGAAGGGCATCTATGATCCTTGTATCACCACAAACTATAGTGATGATGAGATAGACGAACTAGATAAGTGTATAGATCATGACCGTGACTTCCTGTTTACATACGCAGGACTTCGCCAAGTCGTTGATAAGTACTTAGTTCAAGACCGTAGTACTGGTCAAGTGTATGAAACTCCACAGTTCATGTACATGATGATAGCGGCTACCATGTTCTCAAATTATCCACAAGAAACGAGGCTCGATTATGTCAAAAGATACTACGAAGCAATCAGTAGACACAGAATCAACATCCCAACACCAGTCATGGGAGGAGTCAGGACACCCATTCGGCAGTATGCGTCTTGTGTTCTGGTTGATATTGACGACACCTTGGATAGCATTTTTAGTAGTGATATGGCCATTGGCAAGTATGTTGCACAAAGGGCGGGAATCGGCATCAACGCTGGCAGAATCCGTGGGATCAACAGTAAAATCAGGGGTGGCGAAGTGCAGCACACAGGTGTTGTACCGTTCCTCAAGAAATTTGAGGCAACTGTCAGATGTTGTACTCAAAATGGCATTAGAGGGGGATCAGCGACTGTCCACTTTCCAATCTGGCACAAAGAAATAGAAGACATCCTTGTCCTCAAAAATAACAAAGGAACAGAGGACAATAGAGTTCGTAAGTTAGACTACTCCATCCAATTAAGTGAATTATTTTACCAAAGGTTTATCGACAATAAGGAAATCACGCTTTTTTCCCCTCATGATTGTCCTAACTTGTTTGAGAGTTTTGGGACCGATAGGTTTGATGACCTATATCAGCGTTACGAAAATGATCCAACAATCCCCTCAAGAAAAGTTAGAGCACAAGAATTAATCTTAAGTCTTCTTAAGGAGAGAGCAGAGACAGGTCGTATCTATATTATGAATATTGATCATGTCAATTCTCATAGTTCATTTAAAGAGAAAGTAGAGATGAGTAACCTCTGTCAGGAGATTACACTACCTACAAAACCATTACAACACATAGATGATCTTGATGGCGAGATTGCTTTGTGTATATTATCTGCTATCAATGTAGGAACTTTAAGAAGTCTTGATAGTCTTGAGGAGTTATGTGATCTTGCGGTTCGTGGATTGGATGCTCTGATTGATTTCCAAGGGTATCCTGTTAAGGCAGCAGCGATTGGTACAAGAGCAAGGAGATCTCTTGGTATAGGTTATATTGGACTCGCACATTACCTTGCTAAGAATAAGGTATCTTATAATGATGCAGAAGCACATAACATGGTTCATGACCTAACAGAAGCATTCCAATACTATCTTTTGAAGGCATCAAATAACCTTGCGAAAGAACAAGGTGCTTGTGAATATTTTGATAAGACAAAATATTCTGATGGAATATTGCCTATCGATACATATAAAAAGGATATAGATGAGATTGTACCAAACACATTGAAATATGATTGGGATTCTCTTAGGAATGACATCAAACAATATGGATTACGGAACTCAACTCTGTCGGCACAGATGCCATCGGAGAGCAGTTCCATTGTGTCTAATGCCACCAACGGAATCGAACCACCAAGAGATTATTTGTCCACTAAAAAATCAAAGAAAGGACCTCTTAAGCAGATTGTTCCAGCGTATCAGTCTTTGAAACAACATTACACATTGTTATGGGAAATGAAGAGTAATGATGGTTATGTTAAAGTTGTTGCTGTTATGCAAAAGTTCTTTGATCAAGCCATTAGTGGTAATTGGTCGTACAATCCAGACAACTATCCTGATAATGAAGTGCCTGTCTCAGTCATGGCAAATGACTTGTTAACAACCTATAAGTATGGTTGGAAAACATCTTACTATCAGAATACATATGATAATAAGACAGACGAGGTTGAAGTTGAAGAAGTAAAACAGGGTTTAGAATCACTATTAGGTGAGATTGAATCCACATCAGAGTGTGACGCTTGTGCAATTTAAAACTAACAAAGAAATGTCAGAACCTAAAGGTATGACAGTATTCAATACTTCCGCTATTGATACTAAAAAACAACCAATGTTCTTTGGTGCTCCTTTAGGGGTGCAAAGATATGACTCATATAAGTATCCAGTATTTGATAAACTAACTCAACAACAGTTAGGATATTTCTGGAGACCAGAAGAGGTATCTCTTCAGAAAGATCGTGCTGATTATCAAACACTAAGACCAGAACAAAAACATATCTTTACTTCTAACTTGAAGTATCAGGTTATGCTAGATTCTATACAAGGTCGTGCACCTGGTATGGCATTTGCACCATACTGTTCTATCCCAGAACTAGAAGCATGTATGAATGTATGGCAACTTATGGAGATGATTCATAGTCGTTCCTATACATACATTATAAAGAATGTATATAATGACCCAAGTGAAGTTTTTGACACTATAATAGAGGATGAAATGATCCTCAAAAGGGCAGCATCAATTACTCATGCATACGATGAATTTATTAACTACGCTCAAGAATGGGGTTCAAGCAATTTCTGGAAAGAAGGTTGGAAAGGATCACCATCATCACAGTGGACACAAAGAGACCTTAAGAGATATCTCTATAGAGCAGTTGCTAATGTCAACATCCTCGAAGGTATACGATTCTATGTCTCGTTCGCTTGCTCGTTTGCGTTTGGCGAACTCAAGCTTATGGAAGGATCCGCTAAGATTATCTCTCTCATCGCACGAGACGAAAATCAGCATCTTGTCATCACGCAAACCATCCTAAATAATTGGTTGAAGGGGGATGACCCTGAGATGGTTCAGATTGCCAAGGAAGAAAAGGGATGGCTTGCTAATGCTTTTGAGGCAGCAGTTCTTCAAGAGAAAGAGTGGGCAGAGTATTTGTTTAAGAATGGCAGTATGATAGGATTGAATGAAAAATTACTATCACAGTATGTTGAGTGGATTGCTAACAAAAGAATGAGAGCAATCGGATTAGATCCTATCTATGATATTGCAATGAGAAACAATCCATTACCTTGGACTACTCATTGGATCAGTTCTAAGGGTCTTCAAGTCGCACCACAAGAAACAGAGGTCGAATCTTATGTCGTTGGAGGAATCAAACAGGATGTTAAAAAAGACACATTCTCAGGTTTTAAATTATAATAAAACATATCATGTATATCTACGTGAGAAATGTTTATTTAAAAATTTAAGTCAAGAAGAATTTGATGTTATTTGGGGAAGGTTGTATCATTCCTATTGGGATGGTCTTACCTATTCTGAAGTCGATATAGATGAAACGACTCTTATAGATTCATCTTACTAAAATGAAAATAGAATTTGAAAAACAATTCGGTAAAGGTACAGATCCTTGGTATGCAAAGGCAGAGAGGTGGGTTAAGAAGAAATTTAGAAATCCATATCTACAACACCTTGCATTAGGATTTGTCGCATGGTTGAAAGAAATTTGGATTGAGGGTAAAATTAAAATGGAAATGTCTAGTGTAGATAAACAAGTTGAAGATCTTCATGAACTCTGGGATGAAGAAGAATCCAACAAGAGAATGGATGTCATAGGACAAAATGGTAATCTAGGAATACATTATTCAAAATCAGAAGTAGATGGTTTGAATGATATGAGTATAGGAAGAGTTGAAGAATTGCAATGGGACATTGAAGAAATGAAAAAAGCAATAGTAGATGCTGCTGACGACTACGATAAGTATGTCGGAGGATAAATACCAATTAGGAAACTGTCACAAGGTATGAAGACATTTGCAGAATTTATGCTAGAATGTTCTCTAGTTAATGAGAGTAGTCTAAGCAGAATTAAAAGTAAATCTGATAAGGGAGGAGTTGCTATCCTTTCTGGAACTCGTACTGGAAAATCTTCCAAGGAAAATAAAGCAAGAAATAAACAATTAGATAAAGATATTCGTGGTCGTGGTCTTCCTGGTCCTACGAAAACGAAAGGTAAATGGGAAGGAGGAAGTGAACGCAGTCATGTAGTTTCTTCTGGAAAGAAAGGTAAGAGAAAGTTCAAGAAAGAAATTAAAAAGTTAGGTAAGAAGTATGATCAGGATGCAGTTATTGTACAAACTAAAAAGAATGCTACACTAAGTGCAACCAGAAAGGGTGGATTAGGTAAGAAAAAGAGAGTAGGTATAGGCAAATTTAAACCCCAAGGTAAATCACCAGAGGGTGTAACACAAATCAAAGGAAAAACATTTACTTATGAAAAATAAATCTTACGACGACTCCAATTGGAGACAGGAATACAAAGGTTATACAACCAACAAAAGATACCTAGAATTACTTGAGAACGGACCTCAAAGTTTATCTCAAGCATGGTTACTAGGTGCTTTGCATAACGAATGGAAGAAGATTAAGGGTTACTCAGACGATTATTCAGAGGAAAATACAGGACAACTTCAATCGTCATTTAAAGATTGGAATGCTGGACTCGAATAAATATCCTTATAAGGATTAAAATTGCGTTATGTCTTCAGTAAAACAGATAACAGAGGAATCATTCTACAGAAAAAGATTGGCTGCTGTTGATCCAATATGGGAAGAGTATTACCTTGGTGTTGCTAAGAAGTTAGTAGAGAAAGGATATGAGAGTCCTCGTTTGTTAGATAATATTATAGAAGCATTACCTCGTGAGTTAGATCCTGAGTTTTACTCTGTAATGTGTATGGTTAATCCTCGTTTACATGAGAATTCAGATCTCGCTGAAAAGAAAACTGCAAAAGCAATAGTTAGAAGTCTTGCTGCGACTGGTTTTTTTGAAGGAGCAAAGTATGGTTTATATAAAGGATCAGGCAAACCAGGCGGTGCCATGAAAGCTTACCTTGATAAGAAAGCAGAAAAATTAAAGAAAGAAAAAGAGAAGCAAAAACCTGAGTATAAGAACAACCCTGCATTTGGTGATGCATCACATCATTCTAATAAAAAAACTAGAACTGAAGCAAAGAGATGGTGGGATGATGATGGAGATGGAAAAGGATATGAGAAGGGTGAGGTAGATGGATCATTTAAAAAAGGTAAGAAGAAAATAAAAGAAGAGAAGAAAGCAGCAAAAGATTACGATGGAGACGGTAAAGTCGAATCAGGTAAGGCAGAATACTTTGGTTCTAGAGACAAGGCAATCAAAAAGGCAATGGGTAAGAAGGTCAAGCATGATTGTTCATCTAAAGTAAAACATGAAGAGTATGGTATAGGTGATTGCATCAAGGAAATGCATACACTTGATGAGTATGGTAATATCACACATTATGATGTGCTGTTTACTAACAAAGTTGTTAAGAATGTTCCTGTTGAAAACTTAGAAGTTCTTGTCAGTGAAATGCATGAGCATTATATTAATGATGAAAAGAATAAAGAAGTAGTAGAAGGTAGCATGAAGCAAGCAAGAAAGAATGTTGGTGCATCTACTTGTTGGGATGGATACACAGCAAAAGGAACTAAGAAAAAAGGTGGTAAGGTAGTTCCTAACTGTGTAAAAGAAGAGGACATTGAAGAAGGTAAGGATGGTCTATGGGATAATGTCCATCAGAAAAGAAAAAGAATGAAAGCAGGATCTGGTGAGAAGAAAGCAAAACCAGGTGACAAGGACTATCCAAAGACCTTGAATGTTGAGAATGAAGTTCTTAGTACAGTTAAGAGTGTAGTAAGAGAGGGTATTGCTAACTCATATGCTTTGGATATTCCCATAGAGATAGTTGATTTTCTAGATCAAAGAAACATACCTTTAGAGGTTGCTGAGAAACTATCAGAGGAACAAATTGATTACATTTTCGGCTTATACATAGAGGAAGAGAAGCAACCAAAGAACTGCGGTTGTGGACAGAATCCTTGTGTGACATATGGTAAGCAAACTGAAAAAGGCGACGGAGACTCTGTGGCAAAAGTATAAGGACGCTCTATTTGAGACATTCCCTGACTTAGTAGTAAAAGAAACATGGGCTGATTGGGAATCAAAAGATGCTACTTTACATGCTGATATTCGTGTAGGTAAGCACTTCCTAAAAGCAAGAGAAGCACAGATAAACGATCCAAGATCTGATATATACAACACTATTCTTTATCCTAAGACTGGTGCAGATCTCCCCTGTTTTGGTATGGATCTCATGAAGTTTAGCGAGAAGAAAGTTATAATAGTATTTGACTTCCAACATCCAAGAGAAAATTATCTATACTCTGTCGATAGTTTGCCTAAAGACGATGGTAAGTATAGGTTCTTTGAGATGGGTAATCATTTTTCAGAAAATATATTTGTAAGATACTGTAAACCTGACGAGGTGAATGATTATTTACCTATGTTTAAGACATATCTTATATGGTATAAACATATCATAGATGAGGCAAATCCTACTGGACTAGATACAACAGTATATAAAGACTTTGATACTTACATGACTAAACTAGATCCTGTTAGAGGATATCTTACAGCAAAGTTTGGTAAAGATAAGTCAGAATCTTTTGTTGATAATTTTTTATTCAGTTACAAATGACCTATGACAATCCCTGGTACTACAAAGATACAGCTTTCACTTCTGACGATATTGGCGATTTCTTCGGTTTCGTCTACCGTATTACAAATCTCCAGTCGGGTAAACAATACATCGGAAGAAAATATTTCTGGCAGAAACGAAAGCCTAGAGGTGGCGGTAGGAAAGTTACATCTGAAAGTGACTGGAAAAAATACTATGGGAGCTGTCCTGAACTTACTGCAGATAGAAAACTACTTGGAGACTCTACCTTCAAGAGAGAAATCATTTCTCTCCACAAAACAAGTGGATGGGTCAATTATGAGGAGACAAAGCAACTCTTTCTAAACAATGTCTTAGAAGAAAAATTTGAAAATAATGAACCAATGTATTATAATAGTAATATACTAGGTCGATACATGAGAAAAAATTATGGCTGAATTTAAAGACGATACTCTTTACGGTTCCTCTGATACTCACATGTATATGATGGAGTGGGAGAAGCATTATATGGAAACTTGTATCAATTTACTAGAACCAGCAGGTGATGTATTAGAAATTGGTTTTGGATATGGTTTTTCTGCAACACATATTCAACAGTTTGATATCAAATCTCATACTATTCTTGAACCAGATGAAGAGGTATATAAAAATGCATTAGAGTGGGCAAAAGATTATCCTAAAGCAAAAATAATTAAACAGGCATGGCCATGTACAGATAACCTTGGCAAATATGATTGTTTCTTTCATGATCCTTACATTGAGGATGCTAGTGAGGAGTTATTAAAATATAATTGTACCAACATATACTTTTTAATTAAATGTATAAAAGAATTAGCAAACAAAGACTCTAGATTTTCATTCTTCTGCTCTGTTAATGGAGAGAATAATACTATAGGACAATACTTTGATCGTCTTCAACGCATACTTGTTGATGAGTGTCCAGACGCTGAATATAAAATCTCTGTATATCAATACGACAGTACAAATGTACCAGAACATTGTAATTATACAAATGAAGGGTGGTTATTTACTCCGTTGATTCAAGTTCAGCAATGATAGAATATCTTTTTCCTACTCCTTTCTATAAAAATAATATTCCCTGCCCTAAAAAACAATGGGATGGTATGATGGATGTCTGTGAAAGATTTTATAATAAAAATATACAAGAGATCAATGATTGTGGAAATTTTACAGGTGATCAAGACACACCAGAGTTCTTTTTGTTACATACCACAGAACAATTCTATTGGTTAAACTATCATATGGGTCAGGCAGTTAAAGAATATTTAAAAGAAATTACTGATGATGAAGACTATTCTGTTTTCTTCCAGAAATCATGGCCGAATGTGACTAGATTAGAGGATGGTGGTAATCCAAATCATTACCATAAAGGATCTCATTTTAGTGGAGTCTACTATCTTAGGACTGAGGGAAGTGGAGGAACTTTAAATCTTCAAAGTGGTAATGAGATGGATATGTTACCATTAAATTTAAAACCACACCTAGGGATATTTCAATTTAATCCTGTAGATGGTGATCTAATTGTATTTCCATCTAGTGTAATGCATAATGTTAGAGGTTTTTCTGGATCACATTATAGAGCATCTATAGTGTATGATATATTCATTACATCTTCAGAGACGGTTGATGATCGTTATGAAAACATTGTTACATCACCACATTTATGGGTAAGAGTATGATTGCTAAAGTATACGACGACTTATTTTCTCCTGCATTTGTAGCAACTACAGATGAGATGGTGTTCAATCTACCTGTTTCATGTACCAATGAAGCAAATGGTAAACGCTATCCTGATGGTGGAGGTGGCACTCATAGATTATTTGGTGAAAATTTATTTGAAAGAACTAGTGTCAATACAATTACAAACTGGTCACCTAAAGCACCTGTGTTTTTTAATATGCTGCGACATATTGAAGAGGTAACAGAGACAACATATTATTTGTCAAGGATAGATCTAAATTTACAGCATTCTTTTTGTGATGGTAGTGCTCATGTTGATGGTGATGTTAGTAACTCAACCATTATGTACTTCTCAAATTGCCAATGGAGAAAAGAATGGGGTGGTCAGTTCCAAATACTTGATGGACAACATGGTAATGTTATAGAAGAGCATGAGTATGTGCCTGGTAGAGTTGTCATTTTTCCATCTAATTATTGGCATAGAGGTCTAGGACCTAGGCATCCATATGTGTATAGATACAGTATAGTATGGAGAGTAACTGCAGTTGACAGCATTGATTTATGATAGATTATAATTATACTACGGATCTTAAACCATCCATTGCAACAGTTCCTAAATTTTTATCAGCAGAAGACTTTCGTTATGCTGCAGAGTTTGCTAAAAAAGCACCTTATATATGGGGTGAGAGTGACGGACCTGGCAAATTAAAACCAACAGGAATGATCTATGATATCATGGATGAAATGATTGGAGTTGGTGAGTTAGATAATGGAGAGATCTTACCTGAGGTCGAAAGAAATGTATCAATAAGTGATAAGGATCAGTATATAATTGATATGATTGATAGTAATATATGTTCTAAGTTTCCAGAGATGGAAGATTATGATTTGTATAGAGCATATATTAATTGCTTTGCTCCTAGAGAGATAGCAAATTTTCATCAAGACTGTGCAGATGGTTACGATGCTATAACTTTTATATTTTATGGTAACGAACTGTATACTGGTCTAAATGATGGTGGGGCAACTGAGTTTTATCTTGATGATAGAATAATTGCTATACCACCAGTACCAAATACCCTACTAAAATTTACTGCATGGGTTTACCATAGAGCAACTCCTCTTAAATCTGATCATCGTTTTACATATGCATTCAAATACTGTAGAAAGGATTATTAAAGATGATCGTTACTTCATAGAAGATAATTTATTTCTTCCTGAGGTTATAGATGAGTTGAGAGAGTTTGCATTGACTACAGATGTCAAGGATGATTCTTATAATGGATATCATTCTATAAACTTTACGAGAGATTCATTCCCACTTGATTTGTTAAAGGATATAGTTATCTCATTAAAATCAAAATATAAATTTCTAGGAGAATTTTATAGAGGTTGGGCATTCGTACATGACAATAATGCTAATGGAGTAACACCTCATGCAGATCCAGCAAGATATAATATTAATCTATGGGTTAGTCCTAATGAATCTGTTCAAGATCCAGAGAAGAATGGATTAATTCTTTATGATATTCAACCCCCACCAAGTTGGACATGGGAAGAATATAATAATGATACAATAATGATAAGAAAATACCTAGAGTATACTAAATCTAAGAAGACTGTCATACCCTATGCATGCAACAGACTTTTAATTTTTAACTCTAAATATTTTCACGAAACCAATAAGGTTTCTATGATCGAGGGATCAGATAATAGAAGAGTAAACTACACATTTATGTTCGAGTGACTAAATTTTTTAAAGCATCTGATTTTGAATTTAATACTAACTGGGCAATCAATGTTGAACCTTGGAAGGACTCTAAGATCATGTTTGTTGATGATGTATATAAGTATCCAGATAAGGTATATTCATACTTGAGTTCTATTCAAGCAATCAGAACTCATAAATCTATTAGAGGGTCTAAGAATGGTATAGATTTTATGGATGGTCAGATGGCCATTGATAATAGATGGGATCAGAATAGAAAATTTCTTATTGAAATGCTTGCCGATGCTTATGGTGTTCCAGATATAGATCCACATGCTGTTCCAAATACCACTAATACTTTTAGATTAATATCAGATTATCCTGGTGCTGGTAACTATTGGCATCCTCATGTAGATGGACAGTTAAATTTTATGATTTATCTGAATCCATCTCACCACATGAAGGCAGGTACCACTTTATATAATGCTGCTAATACAAAAGCAAAAGCATTTTTAAAAAATAAAGATACAGAGCATAGTAATCCTTGGAGAACAGACAAGCAATTTACTGAAGAGTTATGTATCTTGGATAGATTTAATCAAGGGGTTGTTTTTCCTGGTCAGTGGTTTCACGGTCAAACAATAACAGATAATTTTTTCAAAACCACTACAAGATTTACTGAAGTTACTTTTATTTGAGTCATGTTAAGAGTTAAATGCAAGAGATGTAATACTGAATTGATCAGTAGCAACAAGGTTCAAGGTTGTGGATGCACAAACAGAATGGTGTTGGAAGGAGATACTGTATCTGCGGTCAACCTTTCGGAAGTTATATTACTAAATAATACAATTGTCAGCAAAGCTGGACATTTGACTGAAAATCAGTTAGAATGGCAAGAACAACGCAGAAAGCGTAAAATCCGCAAACTTACCTACGAGGAACGATGATTGACTTAGATGCCAGATACCATGAATATTTGATAAGAGATAATAAAAATTTCAGACTTGATGGCATTGACGAGAAAGTCAAAGCATATGGTTACACAGATAACGGACAAGAAATAGATGGTTACTATGTGACCACAGAGAATTATACTTTCTATTTTTGTAAGAAAGGAGTCTTCCAAAGAAAGGAGGAGTTAGTAAAGTGAGTGGAGATTGTAAGAATCAACCCATCGTTTTTTATGCTAGAGAGATGACGGTTACAAAGAAAATTCTTTTATCAAAAGAAGGTGTTAAGTTTGCATATGATATTTTTAAAACAGAAAAAGAATTGACAAAGGATCATGACTAGTCTATAATAGACCAGTACACAAATCCAAAGATCAATAATGTCTTGTGGAAAAAACCATACCTATGACACCTATCAAACTGCTGCCGATGGGGTCAAACTTGCGGTTATAGAAGCTCTAAATATAGACGAAGAGACAGATACGCTAAAAGAACTCTGGAGCATTTACATTAGTCTCCGTTCTATAGCTGATAACTCTGCACAGCATTCCGAAGAAATTACAGGTAATATAGATATCGATACTAGCATTTTTAATGTCGGGTTAACAACCGATATTATGACAGGTATTGATCTTGAAGATTTAAGTGAAGGTCTGGGTGCAGGTGACTCTATATCATTCGAGTAAATGAAAGCATTAATCACAGGTATTACTGGACAGGATGGATCGTACCTTGCTGAACTTCTCCTTGAGAAAGGATATGAAGTTCATGGTATAGTCCGTCGTTCTTCTCTCATTAATACACATAGGATCGATCACATATATGATAAGATCCAACTCCATTATGGAGACTTGACCGACTCTGGTAGCATCATTAGTTTAGTTCAAAAAATTAAACCAACTGAGGTGTATAATCTTGCTGCTATGAGTCATGTTAAGGTGTCATTTGAAATACCTGAGTATACTGGTGAGGTAGATGCTCTTGGAACCCTTCGTCTTCTAGAAGCAATTCGTCTTCTAGATCATGAGTGTAAGTTCTATCAAGCATCTACTTCAGAGTTATATGGATTAGTGCAAGAAGTCCCACAAAAAGAAACTACACCTTTCTATCCTCGTAGTCCTTATGGGTGTGCTAAGTTGTATGCCTATTGGATAACAAAAAACTATCGTGAAGCATATGGAATCCATGCTAGTAATGGAATTCTATTCAACCATGAATCCCCTAGGAGAGGCGAAACTTTTGTAACTAGAAAGGTTACAAGAGGTCTGTCTCGTATCTCCACAGGGATGGAGTCAGAACTGTTGTTAGGTAATCTAGATGCTAAGAGAGATTGGGGTCATGCCAAGGATTTTGTTCGTGGTATGTGGATGATCACTCAACATCATACACCTGACGAGTTTGTTCTTGCTACTGGTCAGATGCGTAGCGTTAGAGAATTTGTTGAGGAAGCAGCAACCTATTTTGGGTTGAATATTGAATGGAGAGGTGAAGGTATGGATGAGGTTGGTTATTGCAAATCTCTCCGTAGAAACATCATCAAAGTTCACCCTAAATATTACCGCCCAACAGAGGTTGAAGAACTTTTAGGTGATGCAACCAAGGCAAAAGAAGTCTTGGGATGGGAACCTGAGGTATCATTTACTGATCTTGTAGAAGACATGTGTATTTACGGACAATGAACTGTAGCAAATTTCACGAAATTAAAAAATGTAGAGTCTGTGGTAACGAACATTTAGATGTCGTCCTCGACTTAGGTGATCAATATCTTTCTGGTATATTCCCTAAAGAAATTGATAAGGACATGTACAAAGGTCCCCTAACTCTCGTCAAATGTAATGAGAAGAAAGGTGGATGTGGTCATGTTCAATTACAACATACATTTGATCTCCCTACCATGTATGGAGATGAGTACGGATACCGTTCTGGACTAAACAAAAGTATGATTCGTCATCTCAAAGAGAAGGCATTAAAAATTCAAACTGATATTGAACTTGAGTCAGGTGACATTGTATGTGACATCGCAGGAAACGATGGAACATTCTTAGGATTCTTTCCTAAGGATTGTCAGTTGATAAGTATTGATCCTACCTCTAAGAAATTTAAAGATTATATTCCTGAGAATGTAAGTTACATTGCTGACTTTTTCTCTGCTGATACATTCCATGAGAGATTTGGTAAACAAAAAGCAAAAGTTATCACATCATTCTCTATGTTTTATGACCTAGAAGATCCATGTGAGTTTGCTAGACAAGTTCGTTCTTGTTTAGAACCAAGTGGTATCTGGGTGCTAGAGCAGAGTTATATGCCTGAGATGTTAAGGCAAAATTCATTTGATACTGTATGTCATGAGCATCTATCATACTATGGTATGAGACAGATCAAATATATTATGGACAAGGCAGGATTTAATATCATTGACTTTGACTTTAATGATGTCAATGGTGGTAGTATATCCGTAGTTGTTTCTCCTCTAGGAAAAGAATGTACTACAAAATTAACTGCTCTTCTTGCTAGTGAACTCGAACAGGGTTTAGATACTATTGTGCCTTGGGATGAGTTTGGTGATAGAATAAATTCATGCAAGGAACAGTTCTGGAAGATGATAGATTATTATAAAAAGAATAACGCTAAGATTTGTGCGTTAGGTGCAAGCACTAAGGGTAATGTAACACTCCAAACATGGGAAGTTACTCCTAATGACATAGCAGTCATAGGTGATGTCAATCCAGACAAAGATGGTTCTTACACACCTGGTACTTGGATTCCTATTAAGGATGAAGAGGATGTTTTATTATGGGATTATGATGTTCACATTGTATTACCTTGGCATTTTAGAGATTTCTTTTTGAAGAATCCTAAGTTCAAAGGTAAGAGATTTTTATTCCCCTTACCAGAACCCGAAGTTGTTATTGCTCAATGAAACTGAGGACAATGCATAAACAATCTAGAATCTTCGTTGCAGGTCACAAAGGACTAGTAGGATCTGCAATAGTCCGTCGTCTTAAAGAAGATGGATACGAGAATATTATTACTCGTACTCGCCAAGAAGTTGATCTTGTTGATCCTGTAGCAGTTGAGAATTTTTTTAGAGATAATCAAATAGATTTTGTCTTTGATGCTGCTGCTAGAGTCGGTGGCATTCATGCTAATGATGCGTACTCTGCAGAGTTTATCTATCAGAATACACAGATTCAAATGAATCTTATTCATTATGCATACAAATGGCATGTCAAGAAATTTTTATTCCTAGGATCAGTTTGTATCTATCCTAAGTTTGCTGAGACTCCTGTGAAAGAAGAGTCATTAATGTCAGGTGAATTAGAACCTACTAATGAAGCATATGCTATTGCTAAGATACATGGTATAGAGATGCTCAAGATGTATCACAAACAGTATGGATTTAAAGGTGTGTCATTAATGCCAGCAAATCTATATGGTCCTAATGATAACTTCCATCCTGAGAATGGACATGTGATACCTGCATTGATGACTAAGTTTAACAATGCTTGCATCACACCTTCTAATCCTGACGAGAGTGATGAAATTGAATCTCAAAAACAAGAGTTAACTGTTACATGTTGGGGTGATGGTACACCCATGAGAGAGTTTCTTTATGTTGATGATTTAGCAGACGCATGTATGTTTGCTATGGAACATTATGAGAATGCTGAACTACTTAATGTTGGATCAGGTGAAGACATTTCTATTTTTCATCTAGCACATAAGGTTGCTGCTGTTACTGGTTATACTGGTAAGATAGAATGGGATACTAGTCGTCCTAATGGTACACCTAAGAGACCATTAGATTATAGTAAACTAACTGATAAAGGATGGAAACCTAAGTATACATTAGAACAGGGTCTCGCTGAGGCATATAAATGGTTTATAGAGCACACTTTTATACAGACTAAATGATTGGTATTAATTATGTTGGCAAGCGTAAAGAGCGTCTAGCAAATCAGATGTTTCAATATGCTGCTGTGAAAGGTATAGCAAAAAACAGAGGGTATAATTGGTGTGTGCCTCCATCTAATTGGAAATCTAGTAAGGATGATTGGCAAGAGCATCAACTGTTCCAACCATTCAAACTTACTTCAATGAATCCTTTACAAGTACAAAGGATTGATGATAGTCGTCCTGTTGTAGAAGAAAAATCATTTCATTTTGACGAAGAGTTATATAATAATTGTCCAGATTTTGTATCACTTCTTGGATTTTTTCAATCAGAAAAATATTTTTTAAATGTTAGAGAAGAATTACTAGAAGACTTTACTTTCCTTGATGAGATTTCAGATCCATGTAAGGAAATGGTAGGGGGAGTTGATAATCCTATTGCACTTCATGTTAGAAGAACAGACTATATTCACTATAAACACCATCCTATTGTTGATATAAATTACTATAGGAAAGCACTGAGTAAGTTCGACTCAGATCGCACCGTCGTCATTTTTTCAGACGATCCTTCTTGGTGTATGGAGCAGGAGTTATTTTCTGATGATCGTTTCATAGTATCACAGGCAGACAATCAGTATGTTGATCTTTGTTTAATGAGTATGTGTGATGATTTTATTATTGCTAACTCATCATTCTCTTGGTGGGGTGCATGGTTGTCTACTAATAAAGACAAGAGAGTGATTGCACCATCTAAATGGTTCGGTCCTCCTTTGAATGTTCAAAATGATACCAAGGATTTATATTGTAAAGGTTGGGAATTGGTATGAAAGTTGCATTACCTAGTGGAAAGTTAGCGGTTATATTCATTGGTACTAATAAGTATCTTGAATTTTTCCCTAGTTATTTTAATTCTTGTATGGATAATCTAGCTCCATCTAGTTTTGTTGAAAAACATTTCTTTGTTTTTAGTGATGGTAAAGTAGAAGGAGAACTTCCTGATAATATTACATTTGTTCCTACAGAACATAAACCTTGGCCAGCAATTACCTTAGAAAGATTTCATACTATCTTAAAGATAGAGGATAGACTCAAGGACTTTGATTGGATTCTTTTCTTGGATGCTGATATGGAAGTTAGACAAAAAGTAGAGAGTAGTGAATTGTTTACTGCTAAAGATTTTATCGGAGTTCATCATCCATGTCATTACAAAACTGGCACAGGAACCTATGAAAGGAACCCTAAGTCAGAGGCATGTGTGACAGGTGATCAAATCAATTACTATCAAGGATGTTTGTGGGGTGGTAAAACTTCTGCTGTTATTCCTATGATGAAAACTTTAAAAGATAGAGTTGACAAGGATTATGAGAATGATATAATAGCAGTGTGGCATGATGAAAGTCATCTTAATAGATTCTTTATTGATAATGAAGATAAATTACATGCTCTTTCACCTGACTATGCATTTCCAGAATGTTATCCTGACTATCCTTTTGAACAAAAAATTGTACATCTAGCAAAAGACAATAAATCTTATCAACAATGACAGATCCTAATGCATGGCAAATGCCAACCTTCTATACTTCTGACAAAGCATCTAAACTCAGAAGAACTTTTCCTGGTTTACATCTAGTAGACAGGCAAAATTTTTCTCAGTGTTATCAGGACATGTTTGTTTTGTGTATGCTTGATGGAAAACCTCAAGGAACATTCGTAGAGATTGGGTCAGGACATCCTGTTATTTCTAACAATACTGCTCTTCTAGAGTCTAGATATGAATGGACAGGTATAGGTTTTGAAATTAAAGAGCACGAGGCAGACCTGTATAATGAGCACCGTAAATCACCAGTTGCTTTAGGTGATGCTACTACTGCAGACTTTGATGCTTTGTTTGAAGAGGTTAAATTAGGACCAGTATTTGATTATCTACAGGTTGATTGTGAACCAGCACAGGTCACATTCGATGCCTTGAAAAAAATAGATCTATCCAAGTACAAATTCGCAGTTATTACATTTGAACATGACTCGTACAATGATGGCAACACTGTCAGGGATGCTTCAAGAGAGTATCTTAAGTCTTTTGGTTATAAGCTTATTGCTGATAACATCTCGGTAGATGACTCCCATCCATTTGAGGATTGGTGGTGTCATCCAGATTTAGTTCCATCACATTGCATAGATGATATGCTTTGTGTTGATGGAGAGACGAAAAAAGCAGAGGACTATATGTTAATTCCACTAACCGTTATGAAATGAATGATTCACTTGTTTTTATATACTTCCTTTGTTTCGCTGTTGTTGTAGGAGCTACATTTGCATACATGTATGCTATGATGACTTCTACTTTAAAAGATTTCAACAGACAACAAGAAAATATAAAACAAAATTTGCATCCCGAAATGAGGGATGTAAAATCTGGTGAGTCTCTTCTTGTATTCAATCCTCAACAAGAAGATGAAGATGACGATGATGAGGGTGATATTATTATTGTACGAAAATGAAATGTGTTCTTTGGGGTTACCCATTACATACTGATACCTATTCATATGTTCATGAGGGATTTAAAAAAGCATTAGAGCGTAGCGGTCATAAAGTTTACTGGTTTCATGATAAAGAATATCCAGATGATTTTGATTACGATGATTGTGTTTTCTTTACTGAAGGTTATGCTGATAAAAACATACCTTTAAGATCATCATCTGTTTATTATGTACATGTATGTGTCAATCCTCAGAAGTATCTTGGTAATGTAAGGAAACTAATTGATGTTCGTTATCATCAAGATAGTATGGACAATGATAACTATGAGTTTCATCATGATCTTAATGATTTTGAGGAGTTAGATACTGGAGTTTGTATTGATAGAAGAGAGTCACAGGTACAAGGATATGATATAACATATCTTGCATGGGCAACTGATCTTATGCCAGAAGAATTTGATGAGGACTGGGTAAATATTGAAAGAGAAAAAATATATTATCATATCGGTAGTGTGTCAGCAGATGGTCGTTTTAAGAACGCACACCTGATACAAGAATTTGGACAAATGTGTGCTAAAATAGATGTGAAGACTGCATGGTCTAATCCTTGGACTAATCCTCTTGAAGGTGATGTCATGAGAGATCTTATGCAAAAGTCTTTCTTGTCTCCTGACTTGAGGAATGATACCCATAAGAGATGGGGTACTAAAACTTGTAGATTATTTAAGACTATGAGTTATGGTAATTTAGGATTAACTAACTCACCTAAACTTGCTGAGTTTGCTGGTCCTGAGGTCATCTGTAAAGAAAGCATTCCAGAATTATTTGAAGAAGGTCTTCGTCATATGAATGACAAGGAACTTATTCTTAGGCAGATGCGACACACAAAAAAGCATCATACATATGTTAATCGTATTAATGGACTCTTGAGATTGTTATGACAAAACTTAGTTTTGGTTTCATCGTTGGTGGTGGAGACAGTTATTATAAAAATTTGATGAGAGCTTGTGAATCTTTAGAAAGAATCAAACAAGATCATGAGATTGTTATCATTGATATGGAAGATCGTCTTTCAATAGATGATCCTAAGGTCAAGATTGTAAAAGCAACTCGTGAAGAACTTAAGAATGAGGACTCTAGAAATTGGTTCCAACCTCACATATGGGCAGAGAGATATAATCTGTTTAAACATGTAGAAACTGAACATTGTTTTTACATGGATACCGACACTGTTGTTATTAATGATAGAGTTGATGAACTGATTGAAGAAGCACAAGATAATTTTTTATGTACTCAGCATTGGTGGGTGCCTACTCTTGCTGACTACATGAATAAAGTAGAAGTAATGCATGCTGGATTGTCTAAGTATCTTCCTGATAATAGACACTCATATAATTATGCATCATCAGGTGCATTCTTATTCCAGAAAGACAAGCATGATCATATCTTTAATCGTTATGGTGAAATCTTTGAAGATATATTTAAGGATGGTGGAGTTCATCCTGGTGTTACTGATGAGTTTGTTCTTTGTTTAACTTTGAATGAACTAGGAGGATATCATTTTACTAACGGTGCATTCAATCATTGTGCTGCTGCTGATCAGCAAGACATGAAACTTATTGATGGTGTATTCTATGGTAAGAATCCACAAGAAGATGAGTATGAAAAAGTATTTTTATTTCATAGTGCATATCAAAATGTATCATCATTAATAACACATAGTCCTGGTTTCCATGAGGACATTAAGAAAGTTATGTACTGGGAGGATTATCAATGAAGATTGCTCTAATAGGTCCTGGCATAATGCAGATTCCACCAGACGGTTGGGGTGCTGTAGAGATGTTGATTTGGGATTACACAGTAGTCCTTAGAGAACTTGGACACCGTGTTGAAATAATTAATACACCTGATAAAGAACTTATTAAATTTGAGGTTGAGCATGGTAAGTATGATGTTGTACATTTACATTACGATGTCTTTACTGATATAATTCCTGATCTTATTCCCTTATGTAAGAGACTCATAGTTTCTAGTCACTATCCATTTGTAAATACACCTCACATGTGGGGCAGAGATAACTATGGAATGATTGCTGATAAAATGATTCACAATAAAGATTTTACTATCTTTGCGTCAAGTCAAAGAGATATTGATTCATGGGTTACATATGGTGCTAAGAGAGAGAACTGTTGGTTGAGTAAACTAGGTGTAAGACCTTACCCATATAAATTTGATGAGTTTGCTAGTTGGGATAGAACATTATGCTTCTCTCAAATTGTAGATCGTAAGCGTCAGTATCTTCTAGAAGATATAGACACTGTTGATTTCATGGGAAGGATGGAGCGTGGTGGTAAATTTAAAAATACATCAAACTATAAGGGTGAGATACCTAGAGAAAAATTGAATGAGTATATTACATGTTATTCTAATATTGCATTGCTTAGTGAGGTAGAAAATACTACACCTCTAGTCATCAAAGAAGGATTAATATGTGGTCTAGGTGTTGTATGTTCAGAGACTGTTGATGCTGAGTTAGATACATCTAAACCTTGGATAGATGTGATTCCAGAAAAGGAAATAAATAATGTCGATACTGTTCTTGATACTATAGAAAAGAACAGACAAGTGGCTAAGCAACATAGAAAAGAGATCAGAGAATACGGTATCAACGAATTCGGTCTTGAAAATATACTTGCTTATGAATACATTCCTAAACTTGAATCATTATTATGAAAATTAGTATTGTAGGACCTGCTACACCAATTCCACCTGTGGGATGGGGAGCAGTTGAAAGTTTGATCTGGGATTATAAGGTAAACTTAGAAAGATTAAGCCATGAAGTTGACATAATAAACATCAACAATCCCAAAGAAATCATTAAAAGAATCAATGATTTTAAACCAGATTTTTGTCACATACAGTATGATGATTGGATAGTATTATATCCTTACATACAGTATCCTTGTGCGTGTACAACACACTTTGCATATCTTGAGCAACCACATAAGATGGATGCTTACAGTAGAATATTCGGACTCTTTCAAGATGTTAAACCAAATGTATTCTGTCTCTCAGATAGTATTAAAAAAGCCTATTCTATACTTGGTGGTATTCCTGATGATAGGTTATTTGTTGTCCCTAACGGAGTTGATCTCACCAAGTTCCGTAATACAGATAATCCAGAATTCCCTGATCGTAGCATCTATCTAGCAAAGATAGATTATAGAAAGCGTCAGCATAAATTTCAATCAATAGATAATCTTTTCTTTGCTGGTAACATAGCAGACAAAAGATTCAATGAGAACCATAACTATCTTGGTGAATGGACTAAAGAATATCTACATGACTACCTAACAGACTATGGTAATCTAGTTCTACTATCAGATGGTGAAGCACACTCTCTAGTAATCATGGAAGCATTTGCTGCAGGGTTAGGTGTGGTTGTGAGTGAGTTTGCTACTGCTAATCTAGACCTTGATAAAAAATTTATTACTGTGGTTCCAGAAGATAAGATTGACGATCCACAATATGTGGAGTATCTTATTAAAAAGAACAGAGAATATTCTGTTGCACATAGAGATGAGATCTTAGAGTATGCTAAGAATTTTTGTTGGGCAAAAGTAATTACAGATCATTACATACCAACAGTTCAAAATGTAATTGAATATGCATACGCAATTTAAACATGGATAAAAATAAATCTGCACCAAAATTAAAAGATATTCCACACATCTATTGGATTAATTTAGATGGAAAGGAAGACCGTCGTATTCGTACAGAACAGATGCTTTCTTATTGGGAAGTAGCAAACACCAGAATCTCTGCGTATGATGGTAGGGATGATGATCTTAGTGATATTGTTTATGGTAAGTATCCTGATAATATGACATCAGGTGAGATAGGTTGTGTTACATCTCATCTGAAAGCAATTCAATACTGGATGGAAAATTCAGATGATGAGTATGCAATCATGATGGAAGATGATTGTGACATGGACTCTGTTAAACACTGGCCATTCACTTGGAAAGAATGGTTTAGATGGGCACCTGCTGCTTGGGATATACTACAGATAGCAGTTATCAATCCAGCAATACCTGTAATGCAAATTCATCATAGGTTTGTAAATGATTTCTCTACTGCTGCTTATGTCATCAATCGCACATATGCAAAAAAACTTCTAGGATTGTATGTAAAGAAGGGAAAATACAAATTAGATTGTAGAATTAAACCTAGATCTGTAGCAGATGATTTAATCTATAACAGTGGTTTGACCTTCTCCATGCCAATATTCATGTATAGATGTGACATGGGATCTGATATTCATAATCAACATGTGGATGTTTATCATCGTAGTTGCCACGATGCACTCTGGAACTTCTGGAAAAACGATGCTCCTCTAGTGGAGGACTGGAATCAGTACTTCGATTTGAATCCATATCTAGGCAAATTGCCACCAGGATTTGAAAACGCTTGACATTAAGACTGTATTAAGGTATACTAAATAAATTCATACAAAGGACTCGAAAGATCGTAACCCTGCGTAGATTCAAAGACACCCATGTCGGGGTAGTCTAACATCCGCAGGATTTTTTCTTGCGAGACACTAAAAACAAAAATGATTAAATCACTCTTAGCAGTAGCAGCAGTCTCTGCATTCTCAGCACCTGTATTAGCGGGTCCTTATGTCGGTATCGACACAAAATCAAAGTGGACAGGTTCTGACTACTCTTCAACCGAATTTGAAGCAAGTCTCGGTTACGAAGGTAAAGTTGGTACTACTAAGTACTTTGTAGAAGGTGGTCCTGTTACAACAGTAGCAGATGGTGGAGATTCAGAAACAGAATTCTTCATTGCTTCTGGTGTAGGTTTCCCTATCACAGATTCAGTTGGTGCAAAAGCATCCATCAAATATGAATCAAATGATGGTGGCGACAACAAGTACGAGTTCAAAACTGGATTAAAGTACAAGTTCTAAGTTCACTTTCTAAAGTGTAACACTTTTGATACAATAAGACCTCCTTATGAGTAATATAAGGGGGTCTTTTCTATGTGTGGGTACCCGAATGTGTAGATATTTGACAAAACTTTATAATTGCTATATAATTATGTTACATTACTTAACAAAACAAGTTAATGACTTCATCAAAACTAGTAACTGAATCAGGTGGAAGGCAAAACATTTATAGTGTTGAACCAAAACCTTACATAGACGAGAACATCTCTTATGAATCTTATGCAAAAAATGCAGAGAAAGTAAATGGTAGATGGGCAATGCTAGGTCTAGTAGCAGGAACTATTTCCTACATCGCTACAGGCAACTTCTTTTTCTTTGGACTCGCAGGATTCTAAAGTTGAAGAATATCAAATCACAATTCACAATTATTCAAGAGGAAAAACTCATGACACCAGAAGCAGAAAAGTTTAACGGATGGATGGCAATGATCGGTTTCGTTGCAGCAGTTGGAGCATATGCAACAACAGGTCAAATCATACCTGGCATATTCTAAATGAAATATTGGAAAGAAGCAGAGCAAACTAATGGTCGTCTTGCCATGATGGGTTTGCTTGCAGCCGTGGTGAACTACGGTTTTACAGGATGGATCATACCTGGTATATTTTAATTACAAAAGGTCTCTTACAATTCTACCCCTATTAAATCTAAGAACAATGAATGACAAGCAATCAAAAGCAATAGCAGAAAAATTAAATGGTAGACTAGCAATGCTAGGTATCATCGCAGGTATCGGAGCATACCTAACAACAGGTCAACTGATACCAGGTTTCGTATAATGAGAAGCGTACCAGTACCCTTAAAAGTTGTACCATACATCTTCATGGTAGCAGTTATCTCTGCTATTCCTATGGGTGTACTGGTATAAAGTATAAATACTTATTCTTAACAAATCTTAACACAACCATTATATGACGGAACTTGCAGCTGCAAACGACATAACATTCTTCCAAGCAATTATCTGGTGCCTCTATCCTATAGGAGCGTTAGTATTTTTTGAACTACTTCTTCGTGCATTAAATGATGATGACGATGATGACTTTGAAGGTGGTAAAGGTGTTAAGATCTCGGAACCAATTCGTGTTCCAGTAGGTGCTTGACATGAGTAAAAATACCTATATAATAATATAAACATTTTTACTCAGTCATGCAACAATTATTTTTTCTAGCAGTATTACTTACCGTAGCGTCAACAAATGTCTCTCAATTCGCTTTTGCATAGTCCATACAGAGAACTCTATGAGTTCGGTTTCTTCGTTTGTATTGGCATAACAGCAGGAAGTTTTGGTATAATATAATATAAGTCATAATAATTTTGGTATGATCAGGAAGAAAAGAATACCTGATATGGATTTTATTCTATCAGGAGAAGTAATAGATGATGGTGTTATAAAAGATACTTACTATTCTACCTCAGCATGGTTTGCTGATAAGAAGGTTATATTGTTTGCTGTACCTGGTGCATATACTCCGACATGCACTGAAGATATGCTTCCTAATTGGGAGGAATATTATGATAAATTTGAGAAAGATCTTGGTATAGATTCTATCTATTGTACTGGTGTTAATGATGGATGGGTAATGAATGCATGGAAAGAATCATTAGGCATTGAGAAAATAGAAATGCTTCCCGATGGTAATGGAGAGTTAGCAGAATCATTAGGTATGTTAGTTAGAAAAACTAATCGTGGATTTGGTAATAGGTCTTGGAGGTATGCAGCATATGTAGTTGGTGGTATAATAGAAGAGTTGTTTGAGGAACCAGGTAGAATGAATAATTGTCCTAACGATCCTTATTCTGTATCTGATCCTGCTCATGTCTATAAAGAACTGAGTAAAAAACTCCTCTAAATAATTCACTAATATAATTAATCATGCAAAAAATTATTAATGTCATCGCAGTGTCGTCTGGTATTGTATCTCTTGCCATTGTTGTTGGTGGGGTATCTGTATATGTCAGCAGAGATGCCATCATTGATGGAATTAAATCACAAATTATGGGATCAGTTACTGAGTCTCTTCCAGGCGTTGGTGCATTGGAAGGATTAGGAGATTTCACAGTACCTACTACACCTAAACCTACTGCTAATACTGGTGGTGGATTTGGTGGTTTAGTAACTCCTAGTAATCCATTATAAATGAAGATAGCAATTGTTGGTGCAGGTAACGGTGGTCTAATCGTTGCTCTGCACCTTTTGCGTGAGCATCATAATACTGATGTAGAGATTGAGATATACTATGACCCATCTATTCCTATTGAAAAGGTTGGTCAAGGATCTCTTCCAAATTTTACTGGTATTGTTTCTGAAGTATTAGATATTGATTGGTATAATAATCCAATAGATGCCACAATAAAATCTGGTATATTATATGAGGGGTGGGGTCAGAAGAAAGATAAATTCTTCCACGCATTCCCTATGGATTTTGTTGCGACACATTATTCTCCTTATAAACTGAGAGAATATATGATTGAAAAAAATATATGTAAGTTTATAGAACAGAATGTAGAAGATTGTAATGATATAGATGCTGATTATGTTTTTGATTGTAGAGGAACACCTAAGGATCTATCACAATATAATACTATAAAGAATCCTTTGAACTCTGTTATCTTAGGACAGAAAAATGAGGTAGATCATAATCAACAATGGACTAGGGCAGTAGCAACTCTTGATGGATGGACATTTGTTATTCCAAATAAAAATTATACTTCGTATGGTTATCTTTATAATAATAAGATAACTTCTGACTATGATGCAAGGAAAAGTATGCACTTAGCATTTGGTGTTCTTCCAGATACCACAGTAAATTTTGATAACTATGTTGCCAAGGAACCTATTCAAAACGATAAGGTTATACTTAATGGTAATAGACTATTGTTTATTGAACCATTAGAAGCTAGTGCTGTAGAATGTTATTTAAGATGGACTACCTTAGTATCTCAATGGATCTTTGATGGTAGGTCAAAGAGTTCAATTCTTGAACAATTTAGTAAAGATATTTTTGAGCATCAAAACTTTATTCTTTGGCACTATGCTAATGGTTCAAAGTATAATACAGACTTCTGGCAACATGCTATGGACATGAGTAGGAATCATGTTTACGATGATCGTTTCTTTGAATACATTGAGGTTGCTCAATCAAAATCTAGGATACAATTAATTGACGAAACTGAAGAAGTCACCTACGGTCAATGGCATAATACTACCTTTAAAAATTGGATTGATAATGTCTTTCCAACTGCTTGACAAAACTTTACAATTCATATATAATAAGGATTGCGTGAGTTTCCTCACAAACAAACTGCTCCCAACCAAGACCTCTGTAGGCAGTATAATACTTCGTCTTTTATCCAAGAGTAGAAGGGATTCTTGGAAATATGTTTCGCATCTAACCCTTGATGCCCTACATACAAATCGTCTTTTTAAATGACAACTCTTTCAAATACACGCAGACAAGGTGGACTCCTACAGGGATGGCCTGAGTTCTGTGAGTGGGTAACTTCAACAAACAATAGAATCTATGTTGGTTGGTTCGGAGTACTCATGATTCCATGCTTGCTAACAGCAGCAGCATGTTTCATCGTTGCTTTCATCGCAGCTCCACCAGTGGACATTGATGGAATCAGAGAACCAGTAGCGGGTTCTTTCTTATATG